CAGGCATACGACTTTGATTCCGCTGATGAACTTTTCACAACATGGAAGGAACGTCAACAGGTTGTTAATCAAACAGCCCAGATGGAAAAACAAGGACGTAAAAAAGCGGTTAAAGCAGCCAGTACAGGAAATACAAGAGGCAGTAATTCTGTTTCCAAGAAAATCTATCGTCGTGCCGACATTATTAAACTTATGAGAACTGACCCCGACAGGTATCAGTCACTATCCGAAGAGATATTAACTGCATACAAGGAAGGACGGGTCAGGTAGTCTAAACTAGGAGAAAATTATGGCTACTGCAACTTACCCAGGAGCATCGGGTAATACAGCCAAAACTGAAGCGGATAAGTTTATCCCTGAGATTTGGTCCGATGAAATTATAGCGGCTTATCAAAAGTCACTAAAAATGGCTCCCCTTGTTAAAAGAATGTCCATGAGTGGAAAAAAAGGAGACAAGATTCATATTCCTAAACCCACCCGTGGTGATGCAAACGCAAAAGCGGCTGACACAGCGGTAACAATCATTGCAAACACTGAAGGCGAAATAGACATCGACATAGATCGTCATTTTGAATATTCACGTTTGATTGAAGACATCGTTGAAGTTCAAGCTCTATCCAGCCTACGTCAGTTTTACACTGAAGACGCTGGTTATGCTCTAGCAACCCGAATTGATACTGACCTTGTTAATGCAGCTACAGGTTTTGGAGACGGTACTCGTACTGCTACTCCTGCAAACACTGGAGCTAACTGGGTTAATACTCATTCGTTTTATGTTAACGCCTCTTCAGGACTAGCGACTTATGCCGCTGACACTGTTGCAACAGGTGATAACTTTACTGACCTAGCGTTCCGTGAAGCAATTAAGCTGATGGACGATCAAAATGTTCCTATGGATAATAGGAATCTGATTGTACCCCCTGCCGCCCGTAAATCAATTATGGGTATTGACCGATATGTTAGCTCTGACTTTGTAACAGGCAAAGGCGTAGAGTCTGGACTTATTGGTAACTTGTACGGTGTAGACGTTTATGTCTCTGCTAACTGTCCTGTCATTGAAGTAGCTGGTCAAAACAGTGCTTCATCTTTGGACTCCAGAGGATGTTTGTTCTTCCATCAAGACGCTTTAGTCTTGGCAGAACAAGTTAATGTACGTTCACAAACCCAGTATAAGCAGGAATATCTCTCAACCCTATACACAGCGGATTGCTTGTATGGCGTAGAGACTTATCGCCCTGAAGCTGGTTTTATAATTGTTATTGCTGACGAGTAATACAACCTACGGGGGGATTTCGGTCCCCCTTTTATTTTACGGTGGAGCTTTATGGAAAAACCAAAACTTACTCCTTTAGAATTACGTAAAATACTCGACTCCGCTAAAAAACAACGAGACAAATCTAAGGAGTCTTTGAATATCATTAATGTTGAATTAAATCAACGCTGCACACAGATAAAGGAATTTTTATTAAAACCTGTTCCTCTGATAGTTGCTCTTGCATTAGGATTATTGATAATACTAATATTAGTAGTTTAAGAGGAATATTTCATGCCATCAACTATTAAATTAAAACATGGCTCTGGTGCGCCATCCGCTTCCGATATTGTTCAGGGAGAACCTGCTTTAGACTTAACCAATAAACGTCTGTACTCAGAGGACGGTAGTGCGAATGTCTTGGAGATAGGTACAAACCCAACGGAATTGACCGTAGACGATGTTGCTATAAACGGTAAAATAATTACCCTTACGGGTTCTGCTAGTGACACTGCAACGATAACAGCAGGAACTAATGGTACACTGGACATAGTAACAACTGACGCTGCCGCTGCTGCGGCTAACATTCAAATAACTGCTGATGGTACTGCTGAACTGGCAGGTACTACAGTTACCCTAGATTCCTCCGGTGGCATTACTTTAGACGCTGACGGAGGAACAATTACTTTTGCTGACGCAGGTTCTTCTTTAGGAACTATTACATCGTCAGGTTACAGTGGTAATGCTGCTTCCGCAACTACCGCAACTACAGCTAGTTCTGTTGATGTAGCAAGTTTGTCGGAAATAGCTACTGTAGCTAATGATGATGTTTTTATAGCTGTTGATACATCAGGTGGTGGACTTAAAAAAATTGCTAGAAGTGCTGTTGTTGCAGGACTAGCTACATCTAGTGCAATATCTAATGTAGTAGACGATACCACACCACAGTTAGGTGGCAATCTTGACATGAATGGTCAAGACATTGTTACAACGTCTAATGCTGATCTTGAACTAGCACCTAATGGAACTGGACACGTAACAGTAAAAGGCAATACTAATGCTGGTTCTATACAGTTTAATTGTGAAAGCAATAGTCACGGTCAAATAGTTAAATCTCAACCACATTCAGCAGGAGTAACAAATACAATGTTGCTTCCAGCAGGAAGTAGTTCTACTTTAGTATCTTTGGTATCTACTGACACATTAACAAATAAAACTTTAACATCTCCTAAGATTAATGAAGACGTAGCAGTTACTTCAACGGCTACTGAACTTAATATACTTGACGGTGTAACTAGCACTACTGCTGAACTAAATAAACTAGACGGTGTTACGGCTACAACGGCTGAATTAAATTACTTAGACATTACCACGTTAGGCACAAGTGCAGCATCTAAAGCTGTCACAGCAGACGCTAATGGTGATGTAATAGTTAGTCAGGAATTTAGAGCAGTATCCTACAATGAAACCTATGTAGCTCCTACTAGCTCATCCAACGCTACAACAATAGCATGTGAGTCCGGTAATTACTTTAAGCATACGCTTACAGAAAATACTACATTTACATTTTCTAATCCTCCTTCAAGCGGCACAGGGTATTCTTTTATCCTTCACTTAATACAGGACTCAAGTGCTAGGACAGTTACATGGCCGAGTTCAGTAGATTGGGCTGGAGGTTCTGCTCCTACTATTAGTACAGGTAACGGAGATGATGACTTTTATGTATTTGCTACCTCAGACGGTGGAACAATCTGGTATGGATTTACCGCTGGACAGGCACTCGCTTAAATGAGTAGAACTGCACACAAGTTATTATCTGCATCAGGTAGTAAAGGTGCTTATGAGATAGATCAGTCTGTTTTGCTTGATGATGGAGATGGCGCACTTTTACATAGAACTCCCAGTTCTGAAGGTAATAGAAAAACATGGACGTATAGTTGTTGGTTTAAACGAACCCAACACGATAGCACTAATAATGCTTCTGGATATTATTATTTGTTTGCTTCTTCTATTTATGGGGGAAATGAAACATTTATAAGAGTACAAGGAGATCATCTTCAGGTTACTGGTTATGATGGAGGCTCATCTGATTTTAGTTATTACAGTAATTTTTTATTACGTGATTTAGCAGCTTGGTATCATGTTGTAGTTATTTGTGACACTACAGAGTCAGCAGAAGCAGATAGGGTTAAGATTTATTTAAACGGCAGTCAAGTAACAGATTGGGATACTTCAAACCATGCAAGTCTAAATTTTGACACTATGATTAATAACACGAATTGGCATGCTGTTGGAGCTTATAGAGAACATGGTGGAAGCACTACAAATTCTGGTTTATATCGTTGGGATGGTTATGTAGCAGAGGCTTATTTGTTAGATGGAACTGCTAAAGCTGTAACGGCTTTTGGTGAAACCGATTCTGAGACAGGCCAATGGATTCCTAAGAAAACAGCATTTACCAGTTCTGAATATGGTACAAATGGTTTTTATTTAAAATTTGCATCAGGAGCAATAGGCACAGACAGTTCTGGAGAAGGAAATAATTATACAACAGTTAATCTAGCAAATGCAGATGTCTATTTGGATTCGCCTACCAACAATTATTGCACACTGAATCCTCTTGATAGCTCTGGAAATATAACCCCAAGTCAAGGAAACACAAAGTTTCACTCAAGCAATACAAATAGAGTCTGCGTCAGAGGAACTCATGCAGTCAGTTCTGGCAAATGGTATTGGGAATATACTGATGCTGCTTCATCATCGGGAAGTATTGGCGTTGTTGAAACCGCTGTAGAGCTTGTTGAAGACGGAGCAGTGGGTAATTTTGCAAACGGCTGGGCAATCAACAACACAGGCTCAAAAGAAAACAACAACTCAGAGACATCAGGATATATTACTGCTTACACCACAGGAAATGTTATTGGTGTTGCTCTTAATATGGATGATGGCGAAATAACCTTCT